CTTGTAATCAGGCGGTCGTCGGTTCGATTCCGACTTCTGGCTCCAATTTGAAACACATTGAAAACAAGGTGTTTACACAAAAGAATACAAGGTCTGAAAACAGCCCATTGTGTTATTTTCGTGTTAAAAAAAACGGTGTTAGTTCCTAGGTAAAACCAAATGGAAATAACACAAAATAACACAAAATAACACAGTGAGGCAACAATGAGACTTTTCAGACGAGGGAATATCTGGTGGGTGACATACGGCACCCACCCGCAGGTAAGGGTTTCCACCAAGAAGACCGACAAACGCGAAGCGCAGGAATACGCCCTTAGGTATGTGATGCCTTCCATCACGGAGGAGGCAGGCGAGCTGCTTGAACGCGCCGCCCGGCTGAAGACCAAGGCGAAGGGCGAGAGGGCCGGGAAAGTCCTCCTTTCAGACGCATTCTCAAAAAAGGAATATGTGCAGAGGCACGGGACCAAGGAAAGCAGTGCACGTGCAGCCGGAGGATACTGGGACCTGTTCGTGCGCTTCTGTTCAGGGAAAGGCATCCATTCTGTTGGTGATCTTACGCCCGCCATCTGCCGTGCGTTCGTTTCGGAGCGCTCTCCCAGGTCGGCACAGTGCGCCGTCATCTACTGCCGTCAGATACTCCGCGACTGCGGATGCAATGAGAGTCTCTTCCCGCCAGTCCCGAAGCACAGGGATGTCACGCACCGCGAGCCATTGACGCCGTCTCAGATCAAGAGATTCCTGGAATGCGTGGATGAATATTCCGGCGCAAGGCAGGAAGGGATGAAGTGCTTCCAGGAAGTGAAGGAATTTCCGGAATACGTGCGCGTACTATTATATACAGGGCTGCGCATGGGAGACGCAGCCACTTTGAAGAAGGGAATGATTGACATGGAGGCCATGACAATCCGAAAGGTCATGGACAAGACATCCAGGGAAGTGGAATTCCCAATCCACCCATCGATCCTGAACATCATAAAGGATAGGATAGGCGGGGATGATGGATACCTGTTCCCGAACATCGCGGCAACGTATCTGCACGAAAGAAGAAGCATATCGCACCGTTTCGCGGTTGTGATGAAGAATGCGGGTCTATCAGGAAGAAGCGGCCAGTATTGCGCCCATTGCCTCCGTGCGACCTTCGCGACGCTCTGCGCCGAACACGGCGTTCCCATCGCCGTGATCCAGAGCTGGCTGGGCCACACGTCGCCAATGGTAACCAGGATCTACGCCAGAATAGAAGATATGAAGAGAAAAAGGGAGGCGCTCTCACGTCTCCCAGATTTCGGATAATTGCAATTTTTGTGTGGTTTTCGGGAATAATCGCCCAAAATATGGACATTTATTCCAGAAATGCGTGATTTTTTCTCATTATTTCCAATTGAAAGCCACCCACCCGCCGATTTTGAGCAGATGGTCCATTTTTCGCGCCTCCCACATCCTTATGTATCTGCGCGGGTCATACCATGCACCAAGCGAGGATTTGAGATTCCGCTGGAATTCTACGTCTGCCAAAACCTTGTCCGAATAGTCACCACCGATGTCATACCGAATGTCATGGATGATGGACGAAGGCACCGCCCATGACAGCACGAAATTGGCGATGTCGGACAATGTGATGCCACAGACACCTACGGAGTCGGCCCATTTCGCCCCGACGCCATTGCATACCTTCATGACGTCGGTGTCAGACATTCCATCCAACAGACTACCCCCTTCCAGGCATCTCGCCTTTGCGATGGCTTCCTTCCAGTCAGTTACACTCATTTTCTTTTCGCCTCCCTGTCCAGCTCCTCCCTGACGATTGCCATGACTTCGGTCCTAGTAACCATCGTCGCCTGGACGACCGAAAGCTGTGTCTGAAGGTCAGCCACGCGGACAGTCATGTCCTTGACATCCAGCATCGTCTCACGTGCCATGATGCCGATGACAGCCAGACCAATGGCCGCCAGGAGCGGCATAAGGCTCTTCGGGATCAATTCCAGTATCTTGTCCATCACTTCTTTTCCTCAGCGTTGGATTGTGACTGCGACGCCGTTGCGGCGGATCCGGAAGATGTATTGACGGCCGCCTGGGTTTCCGTTGTCTTGTCCGCGTTGATTGCGTTTTCCCCTCCTACAGGTGACCATGCCACGCCTTCTGTTTCCGCCTCCTGGAAATTCTGCGTTACAACAGAGCGGAAAGCGAATGTGCAGGAGCATAATAGCATCGCCGATATCAGAAGCAGAAGCGCAAGATAGGCAATGTCATTTTTGAGTTCAACCATATTTTTCATTCTATTCTCCTGATTCTACAGATTCAGTAATCACGTTCGTCGTCGATTCCGCGGCTGCCTCGTGGATGCCGTATGCGGCAACTCCAGCGAGTGCTCCGGTCTTGACGATGTCCTTGGTAGCCTCTGCCCAGATTGCCTGTCCGTCTGGGATCGGAGTGTGCTGGAAAGGCTGAGTCGGTGCGCTGACTGTAAGGCTCGCGCCTTCCTTTAGTTCGAACGGTCCGCTGATAACTAACGGCTGGAATGTCTGCGGGTGCGCCCTCTTTGCTTCGATGTCTTTCTTCCGAAGATACGCCTCACGACCTGGCATGCAGGACGCAAGCGAAAGACAGACGTAAAGAATGGAAAAAAGCTTTTTCATTTTGTATCCTTATGTTATGAGTTGTAGTGAATCGTCGCCCTGGTCGTACGCGTTAGGCCAACTGGACGAATATGTTGTTATAAAGAGGTTGTCAATGAAAACCAGTCCGAGTTGATCACCTCTGGGGAAGGCTCCGCTCCGTTGTATGTTACGTAATCGGAAACAAACCAATCAATTGAAAAATACAAAATCATGTTTCCTTTTATTATGCAAGGGGTTGACATAAAACCAGGAATTTGCATGTAAAGAATCCTGCATTTTCCGTTGGAATAGACGGCATCGTAGTCTAAGTGCGTTCCACTTTCAAGCCAGTATTCTCCATTCGCTTCACTATCTCCAGCTCCTTGCGCTATCAGGTAGATACGGCGCCTTGAACGCCTCACCATCATCGCGTCGCTTCCGAACATCCCTATACCTCCACGGGTTCAATCTTTGCGAAGATTTCGTCAAGCTGTTCGTCCGTGATGCCAAGCTGGGACACCGCAGACTTGAAGTCTTCGTTGTTGCGGTCCAACTGAACAACAGTATTCCAGTAGAACTGCAGGTCGGTGTTCACAGCATACGCGGCGCGGAGCGTCACGAGAAGAGCAGGGTAGTGCGCCTCGAGGCAACGAACCAGTTCGTACTTCGTGCAGGTAGTGCGTGGGGCTTGGTCGGGAACTCTCTCCGCGAGATACATCCATCCGTGTTTTCCGGCTTCATCCCGCGTGAACGGGGAGATGTTGTGCCACTTTCCTGGGAGTTCGCTGAAACGCTCACCTGTGGGGGCAAGCCAGTATCTTATGTATGTAGCCATTGTTGTCTTGCCTCCCTAGTTCTTGGTGATGGTGATATCCTCGTTCATTTCGCTATGCTCGTTACTCCACTGCTTCGTTCCTACGATGGACGAGTCGATGTCGGAACTCTGACCTAACTGGTAGCACACAACCCATCCGTAGTCATTCGGGCTTGACCACGCGCCTCCGCTATACACCTGTATCTGCCAGTGGTTGCTTACGTAGGCAAGGCGACGCTTGTCCCCGCGCGCCGTGTTCTCGCATACGGCGGTGTTTGTGGCGGAGTCGTAGATATACGTCCCGTTGTTGTAGGAAGCTGAAATTAAACCACTATATGTGTATGTAATTTGCGCAGGCGCGGAGGAAATCGCGAATGTGACAGTGGTCGTGACGGACGGGCAGTTGCGTGCCGACACCACGATGCTGACGGTCGCGGATGACTCCGCCGTAGGGGTCCCGCTGATTACACCTGCGGAGGACATTGACAGTCCTGCTGGCAACGTCTGCCCGCTTGCCAGGGCGAATGTCGGAGTCGCTGATGTGCTGACAGTCACGTAGTCCGACAGGTCGTATGATGTCAATGCCGTGCCGGGCGTGCCGGAGCAGGTCGGGTGGGTCGCCACGGTGATGGTGCCCATGTCTTCAATGTCTACAACGTATAGACGAGGCGGGCAGTTTGCGTAGCCATTAAATCGAATCACGCAGTGGTTTATCTTGTTTGCTTGCAAATCATCCACAATGGTAATACCCCTTCCTGTGAGTGTATGACTATTCGTCCATATCTCTATTTGGATTTCGTAAGAATAACCAGGACTAATAGGCGAGGTAATGCTTGAATTAACCTGCATTACATATTTATAGCTGTTCCCTGGCATGGGTGCGGCAATCGGACCTGCTATTTCTAGCACTTTTCTGTAATTCAGCGCAGTGGCGAGGTTCGCGTTGTCCGTGGGCTGTCCAGTCAGTCCGGCGAATGTGGATGCGCCGGAAGGTCCCTGGGGTCCCTGGGGACCTGTCGCACCTGTCTCCCCTGTGTCGCCCTTAGGTCCCTGCGGGCCTGTCGCGCCGGTCGCGCCATCCGTAACGGTGGCGGTGGTCGTCCCGTTCTTGTCAGTGATGGTGATGGTGGCAGTTGATCCGACCTTGCTCACGGTGGCTGTTGGAGAGTAGCCGTCAGCACCGTCTTCACCGTCTGCCCCGTCCTTGCCGGCAGGTCCTTGTGGGCCCGTCGCGCCTGTCGCTCCCTGCGGTCCCTGCGCGCCTGTGTCTCCCTTGTCGCCTTTGGGCCCTTGAGGCCCAGTTTCCCCCGTCGCTCCTGCGGGGCCCTGAGGTCCGGTCGCACCAGTGTCGCCCTTATCGCCCTTATCGCCCTTCTCACCCTGTGCACCAGTTGCACCAGTATCACCTTTTTCTCCTTTGGGTCCAGTAGGTCCTTGAGACCCAGCCGCTCCAGTCTCACCCCTATCGCCCTTATCCCCCTTTGGTCCCTGCGGTCCTTGCATTCCGGCTTCTCCGGCATCGCCTTTAGGTCCCTGAGGACCGGTTGAACCCGCAGGGCCTTGAGGGCCTGTCGCACCAGTGGCCCCGGTAGGTCCTTGAGGCCCTGTCGCGCCAGTCTTCAGCCCAAAGGAAAGGGTGTTTGTCTCGGCGTTATACGTGACGGACGCCTCGGAGCTCTCATTTGCCACGACAGACAACCCACTGAATTTTGACTCTACTTTTCCCGATGCGATAGCCTCAATCTGCGCCTGGGTCAAATATGTGACAGACACAGGCTCGACCGTGCCGGATGCCTCCGCATCGACGGTGAAGCAACAGATGACGGGAAATTGCGCATAGAATGAAACGTCCCCATCGCCGTCGTATCCATAGATTCCGAAGTATGCTACGCATCCGTCGTTCTTCCCTTCCGTAGCGGCCTTGAAAGTGGTCGTCTTGGTATCCAGAGGGATTGACAGCCTGACTCCTTCGGTGCTGGCTGTTGCCGTGATTCCGCTGGTCGTACGGCACATCGGCGTTGAGCTGGCCTTCAGATCGTTGTCCACTGCCGCCGACCATGACGACGCCGAGGAAGCCACCACCAGCATGATGTCGATGACGGATGCCACTCCGTAGTTCAAGCGTGGAGCCTCTCGCGTCAATGGGATTCCGGACTCTGATACCAGGGAATGCTTGTTTTGGTCGTATCGTAACATGGTCTGCAGCGGGTATGTTGGTGAGTGTTGAACGCTCTTTCAATACTCGCTGCAGGTTAACCAATGGGAGAAAAGAAAATCCCGGACAGCCTATCGACTGACCGGGACTGGAAGAACAAAACCGTCTAAAGGGAATTTAGGAAGGCAATTCAACAATCTTTGCCTTATCTAGCTCATTTGCGATTTCTGGGTAAAAGCAGTATTTGATTTCGCCTGTGCTCTTGTTGAATGTTATCGGGGAAGGAGCACCATAATAACGGCCAAGACTTCCGTCATAATGGAAAGCCCATCTATCGCCAAGGTCGTGTATATATTTTTTGTCGTAAGGAGTTTCAAACCTCTTTGTGACTAAATTGAATGCTTCTTCTATTGTGAACATAATAGAAGTGATTTAACGTATCTCTTATTCGCCTAGTATATAATCTGATTTCCGTTTTCGTCGTATCCAGTAGAATCATCCTCTTCAGGGAAAGCCTCTACTTTGTAGCCTTTCTTTTCCAGAAGCTCCATCAGGACGTATTCGGCAGCAGCCACTGGCATGACTCCGAAACACCGCCCACGTCCTTCCGAATAATAGAGCATTTCGCAGTATTCCGCCATCATTTTGGCGCTCTCCCTCATCATGGGGCTCGCTGGAGATTCCTTCAAGACGCATTCCATCGTATACTCGAACAGAAAGGAACAAGAATCCTCCGTCTTCCTGACTTCGCAGCCTATTTCATATACGTTCCCGAATTCGTCCGCAACCTTTATCATCAGATGTTTCCTCGCAGTAAATCAACGACAAAATTGAAATATTCCTGGTCCTGTTTCCTGAACCCAATCGGATCATAGTAGAGCCTTTCCGCACCCATACTGAGTAGTTCTGTACTATTCCTTTTCCCGTCTGTTCCAAAGTAATCCTTTCCACAATACGGGTTGAAGAAATTGTCTTTGCGGGTCTTTTCGTCTACGCTGTAGCCTTGTTTGGGGCAAAGAATCGCAAGAGACACGGATGCTTCAGTTGCGCAACGATGCTCTAAAAATTCAAGGCACCTCTTTTTTACGTACGGATTGCTATCTTCTATGCCATGACACAATTCATGAACAAAGGTTTTCACCCTCGCATCCTTTCCCATGTTTATGGATTTTTCAGCTTCACGGTAGAAACTTCGTTTTCCGTTGTATCGTTTTATTGCGTATGTATCTTTAAGGTAATATGCGGCGATGTGTTTTTCAAGGAAGTCCTTTGCTTTTTCCAATCTTGTCATGAACTCCTGCGGGACCACGCCTGAAATGTTGATTTTGCCTCTGTCTTTTGGATCAATGGCGAAGAGATCCGTGAAGTCGTCAGCCTGCTTCTGCAATAAATCTACGTTCTGATGGTAGATATTGGCATTTAAAGTTGCGCCATCAATGGCATTATTCAGTTTTTCTTGAAGTTCAGTATCTGGTCTAAATTCGCTTCTCTTATTATCACGTTTGTATTTCTTTATATATCGTTCGTATTCATTTTTATATTGTAAATATTGTTCTTTTGCAACATCTCGTTTCTTGGTATACTCTGCATATTTTTCTCTGATATCATCCGTGATGTAGTCACCTATGGCATCAGTATCTATTGCCGCCTTCTTCATTGCCAGTTCAAGTGGCATTCCATTTTTGTCTTCTATTTCCTTCATATCCACCAGGAGGTCGTCCGGGCATTCGCTGTCCTTCGCCTTCTGGACAAACTCAGGAAGGACGCTCTTCCCGGGAACGACGCTGCTGGCGTCAAACGGCTGAGACGGGTCGAATCCCAGTGATGACGGCTGGAAGAAGGATGTGTTCGGCTCAGGGACAAGGCCTTTCGCCGTGGCGCCGTCACGGGTCATGTTCTCGCGCCAGCAGTGGCAGTTGAACTCCCCTCCAGGCGGGGACTGTGTCCAGATTGGGTGGTCGAATTCGTATGCCTTCCCGTCCCGTTCCAGATGCTCCTGTCGATGCACCTCCGCATATCCGCAGTGCCATACGCCGATGGGATAGTAGTCCTTGACCGCCTCCCACTGCTGGTAATGTCCGCACTCCTGTGCCATCCTGGCATTCTGCTCGATGATGAGACGAAGCCGTGGTACTGATGCAAGCTCAGCCATCCCGCGCGCCTCTGACTTCGGTGCGAAGCCGAGTGCAGCGAGTGCGTCGGCGTTGGGACCGGAAAGAGACTCCCGAAGCAGTCTCACTGCCTGCTTGGATGTCATGGAGCCGTTCACAACGGCAGACACACGGCGGTGTATCTCCGACAGGAGCGTGGCATCTGCGACGCGCGCGGAGAAGAACGCCCTCTGTCTGGCATCCTGTGACCATCCCGCCAGGATGTCCTTGTATTTCATGGCGGTCGCCTGGTCCATGCGACCGTCAATCATGCTCTCCGCTTCCTTGAATGATATGGGTTCTGTGATCATTGTCTATCTATTCCCCAGCGACCTTCCTGATTCTTTCAGCTACATCAGGGTATTCTTCGTCAAAGGCGCTGTCAATAATGGAACAGATGTTATCCAGCAACGCTTCGGCTTCTTCATCGTTGCCATTCTGTACCATCAGGGAGCACTCGCGCGCCTTGTCGGCGATGGACGGCCACCGCTTGTAGCAGTGCAGCACGAGTGCGCGCATCTCCCCGCGGATGAATCGGCGGTTTGTCTTGCGGTATCCCCACTCGTGCCACGCCATGTATGCCTGATCGCAGTGTTTCTGCGCGCACGCGATGCACTGAGTGGTCGGGGTGGTCTCGTCCGAGAATTCCTTTGTTACAACGGAGCCATTCCTTTCGCTACATCCGCATGCCATGTCAGTTCCCTCCATCTTCATAGTCCGGACTATGCCCGTCGCAGTGCCCGTAGTCATCGTTCTTTGTGGCCGTGATTGTGGAATCCCACGTGCCTGACGTGGGCTGGTGTATCGCTTCCTCTATGGAGCCATCGAAGTAGTCTTCCGCCTTTATCGGACCTGGGATGTAGATGCTGTCAAGATAGTCGCCTTCCGCGGTTAGCAGTCCCCTGCTTGTCGAGATGAAGCGCATGTAGTACATATACTTGGCAGGAGGCTTGTATTCCTGCGTAGTCGATGACGTCTGCATGAGCAAGCCGCTATAGAAGACGTGCCCTCGATGGGAAGGCTGTGCGGTGTATCCGCCATATATTGGAGAAGCCCAGTAGCCACCTTGGTATAGGTATTTTTCGCCGTCTATGACTCCAAGCTGACACCCGGAGCCAGGGGATTCTGGGACATACACGCTTGGACTTTTCGTATGGAAAAAATCAACTTCTCCGTGCTGGAGCCCCTTCTCCTGCTGCGCCCATGACGCAGCGGATGATTCCGACTCAAAGAAGTCAGGCATGTCTGCGAGTCCACTGTGAGCCCAGGCATATAGCTCGCCGTAAAGCGGTATGTAGCCAAGGTCCGGATCCTCGACGAAAGGAGCGGCCTTCCCGTTGAACTCGATTTCCTTCTCTGTCCTGACTTCCGCGTATGTAGTCCCTCCGGAAGTAGCATATATGGCGTATAGAGACTTCTCCCCCCCCATTGCTGGAAGTATTACAAGGCATCTTAGGTAGTCTATGTATGAGGCGTTGTCTTTGTATGACGCCTGGGCGAGTATGTGGGACCAGCTTGACCCGGATCCCGACTTGTATCGTATCTTCGTGTCCGTCCCCCATGCCATGTCGACGAGACCGAATCCTGACGGGTCGTCCGTCGCAAGCTCGCGGTAGTCAACGCACGAACACGCGCCTGAGTAGTCGTAGTATCGTCTGTAGTCTGAGCATCCATTGTATGCAATATCTACGCTTGCTCGAGAGCAGTTGCAGTCGAGATATACTATCTGCGAAGATGTTATGTATGCGCATTTCGCCTTCGTCCCTCCGAAAAGCTTGTATGCGCCGTATGTCGTCGGACTCGTTGTATAGTCCTCCAGTCTGCTCTGGACTATCCCCTCGTCATGCCACTCGTATCCGTTTCTTCGCGCATCGTCGCGCATGGAGGCTATCCTTGCAAGACATTGGTCTCCAGATGCGCAGAAGCCCGTGAATGTATGTACGGAATCGTTTTCTCCAAGAGTGAATGTTTCAATATTCGTGCATTGACAGTCGATGTAGTACAGGGTGGATGTCGTTGTCGCCTGGTCTGTGTAAAGTATTCCTCGAAGATAGCCCCAGTAGTACCAGTGGTCGTGCCAGTAGGACGGGTGCAGTCTGTCGTAGTCCTCCACGAATCCCTCCGTAAGTACTGGAAGGGAGAAACGAGCGCCCATCCAGTCTATTAGCTTGGTCATGTATGAGCACGCATCCCATCTGCATGCGTCTGACATGAGATAAGGCGTCCCCTGCGGCGCGGAATAAACTTGCACGTAGAAGGCGACAGCGTAACCTTCAAGCGTAATCGCCTGGTGTACGCATCTTGCCGATGAAGAATCGAATGCGCAGCGGCATCCTATCGTCGTCTTGACTCCTGTAGAGATGCTTTGCAGTGTCACCGCATACACAAGCCCGTATGATGTGTGAGATATGCAGTCTGCCGGGGTTCCACCTTCGTACATCGCAGCTGCAAGGCTACCTGATGCAGGAGACACAAGAGTCCATTCCCCGGAGTATTCGTCATATAGCCACTCTGGGCACGTGTATCCAGGGGTGTATGTCCCTACTATCGTATGCGTTCCTGACTCAACAAGAGCCCTTGCCGCCGCGTCAACCTGCGAATTGCACGGCGCCCCGCACGGGCACTCCTCGAAGAGGATTGGCTTCCCATGCGCGTCCACGACCACCTTGCCGTCCTTGGTCCACAGTTTCTGGCTCATGAGCACACCCCCGTGTCAATCCATGCTGGCGCGCCAGACGCGGAGTGCATGAGCGCCTGCGCCTTGGTGGAGTCGTATCCGGACATCCAGAAGTACGGAAGCCAGTCGAAGGAGTAGTCCCCGATGTGGCGGTAGACGATGCCCGCAGTGGACGCCACCAGGAGAGGGAGGAACATCTTCCCCGAGGATGCGTCAAGGATGTTCGGGAAGTACGACGCCCTCGCGATGGATGCGCTGGATGATGCGCACTCAACATAGTAGCACATCTGCGTGGAGTCCACCTGGAATGAAGCCTGCGTTGCCTGGAGCGTCCCGGACGGCAGATGCACGCGACCCTCCGAGATTGTTAGCGTATTCCCTGAAACAGAAGCCTTAAAGCTGAATGACAGTGATCCTTCTGAACTTCCATTCCCGTAAATGCCAATAACCTCCAGCCTAAGCCCACCCGCATTGTTCCTGCCAATGTCGATTGTCTCGGAGCTCATGCGCGTGATGAGGTTCAGCAGACGGTTGTATGCAGCCGTCCCAGTCACGCGGTTGTCACCTTCCTTCAGGAAATGGATGTCTTCGGTCTTCTTCATTCTACAAGACTCCATGCCGAGACCTTCTCCCATGTCTCGTGATACATCTTTGGCCCGTTGTCACCGTACTGCCGCTGGCATCCTCGGTCGATGCAGTGCCAGTATCCGTGTGTGGTGGTGCTCCCCTGCGGGGGCGTTGGCAGATTTCCAGGATTCACGGCACCGGAAGGAATGTCGGAATCGCATGTCATCGGACGTTCGTATACCTTCGTCCACGTGTCGCGACGATACAATGCCGCACTTGTCCCGACGGTCCGAAATTTCTCTTCCGGAGTCGCCTGGTCGTTGGTCAGCTGCCATTCGCTCTGCGGGTAGTAGTTTGTCGCCATGTTCAGCCCTCGATTATCAGGATGTTGGAGTTCTTCAGCGAGCTTGCAATCGTCTGGACCTCCTTCAGGATGTCGGCCTGCGTCTTAGCCTGCTTTTCCTCTTCGGTCTTTTTCTTTTTGTCAGTCCCCTTGTCGGCAAGGCCGTTCTTCTGCCGCATTGCGCCCTGGAGGATTTCAGACTGGCGCCTTCTGGCATCATTCAGGTCTCTCCTCCTCTGCTTGTCGGACATGTCATCCTTCCATGTCGGGTCGGCGATGCCTGCCTTCAGCATGGCACGGTGTTTCGCAATCCTATCCTTTTGCCGTGTTTGCAGTTCAAGCATCGGAGCCGCCCATTCGTCGGCGGTATCCTTTCCGAAGAATGCAGAGATGCCACGGTAGTCCCATCTACCGCCGTTTCTGCGCATGTTCTCATAGGCGTTTACGCGCTCCACAGCAGGCGAGGCGTTTTGCTTCCAGGCGTCAGACACACCTTTGACTGCCTCGCCTGTCCTGTCAAGCAATGGTTGAAAAGTGACAGACGAGCCAAATGTCGAAGCGAGCCCCTTGACATTGGCAAACGCAGCATTCGCCTTTTCTCCAGCAGACGTCCATTCCGCATTGATTGCACTCTGGTTCCGTTGCTGGATGTTTCCTTTCTCGCTTGCAATCCATTCGCTTTTAAGACGAGAACGGAATTCTTTGTCAAACGATCCGCCTATTACTTTCCAGAGACTCTCACGTTCTGCAGAGGACAAGTGCTCAAAATCTTTTCCCCCAAAAATGTCCTTATACGAATAGCTGTAACCTTCTCCGGAATATGTCCTGGAGTTGTACTTCTCTTTCATCCAGGCATACATTTCCCCCTTCAAGTCTTCTGACGCCCATGCTGGCAGGACATTGGAAGACTGCATCAATGCCCGTTCCTTGTCATAGTCAGCCTGGAATTTTGAAGAAAGCGTTCCCTTGTAGTCAAGACCAGGAATCTTCTCCAGGATGCTTTCGACTGTCATCTGCAACTCAGGAGACATGGATGCGACAATCGTCTTGAATGTCGCGCATCCAGCCTGGATTACAGCCTGCAATGTCGTGATTCCTGCATTGAACAACGCCCCCATCCCATCAGACGACACGAAATTCCCCAGCGTCTTAGCAAACGACTCAATGAATCCGCTAAAAATCTTCCCAGCTCCAGTAAGCAGCGCCTCCCCCACGGACTTGAAGCCACTCCACAGATCCATGAACTGGTCCTTGCCAATCTGGCGTGTCCGTGGATCCGCGAAGTTTCCAGCGGCGGCCAATATCGCCGAGCCAGTTCCAATAGGTCCGGCAAGCAGGCTTCCCCAGTCAACGGACTGAAGGAAATTGCCGAATTTCTCGATTGCGGGGATGAGGGAGCCTGTCACAAACGCCGTGGCTGGCTGAAGTGCCTTGCCCATGCCCCTTGACATGGCATCGAATATCTCGCCGCCAAGCTGTTGCAGTGCGCCGGTCCATGTCTTCCCGATGCGCTTGGTCATGCCTCCGTATTCCTTCTCGAAGATATTCAGGACCGCCTTCAGCGCATCCTCTGGACTGCTGGACATCTCACCGCTCTTCTTGAAGCGTATTCCCTCGGCCTTCATCTTGTCGCGCGTGACGCCGAAGCGCGTCAGGGACTCCATGGCCTCGCCAGTCCTTCCGCCCTTGAGATATGCAAGGGAGTGGACCACATCGGAAAGGGGTTTCCCGAATGCGTTGGCCGCATCCCCGGCAAGACGGAGCGTCCTGAAGTTGTACATCCCGAAGGACTGGAGCTGATTGCCCGCTCCGATGACCTCCTCCGGGCTGAAATTCGTCTGTTTGGCGTATCGTGACAGCTCAGCAAGGCGACGCTTTGACGCGGCGGGAGATTTCAAAAGGACATCCAACTGCACCTGGTATGACTCCATCTTACCCGCTGGATCCAGAGCCTTCTTTGCTGCATACGCGCCTGCGGCTATGCTTCCGACAACCGCAAGAACACCTTTCAGCGCAGTCTTCAGACCGCTCCAGGCATACTTGAACGGTGCAGTGATGAAGGACACGAATCCCTTCATAAAACTCCAGACTCCACTCAATGTCTTCTTCAGGAACGAGAACGTTGCGGATACTGCCTTCGCAGTCGTTCCAAGTACGGACAACGCCCTGGATGCCATCCCGACTGAAACGGCAGACCGTTCCGGAGACTGTCCTCCTAGCGGGGCAATGGCGGAAGCAGGCTGTGTGGTGGAAGGCGCCGGAGAATTTGCCGGCGTCTTTCCACCTGCCGAGGATATGGCGCTCTCAAGTGCCTTCGCCGCATTCTGTGCAGCGGTGGCGCAGGTTGACAGGACAGACACGGCACTCGTGATGGCACTCGTCGCCGTCTTCAATTCTGCGGATACCTGTTCGCCAGACGGGACAGACGAAGGAGCAGGTAGTGCGGAATTGGTCACGGAAGGCGCGGGAGGATTTGCAGGTGTCTTCCCGCCTGCCGAGGATATGGCGCTCTCAAGTGCCTTCGAAGCATTCTCTGCCGCGGTGGCGCATGTTGACAGGACAGACACGGCACTCGTGAGGGCACTCGTCGCCGTCTTCAATTCTGCTGACACCTGTTCGCTAGACGGGACAGACGGATGAGCAGGAGGTGCGGACGGAGTCACGGAAGGAGCCGGAGAAGACAATGCGCTGTGTATCTTCCTTGCCTCCGCAATCGCCTGGGAACCATCGGCACGGATGTTTAGCTTTAATGTGTAGTCCTGTGACATGTCTATAATTGAGCGATTACGGAGTCCTGGGCCGACTTGTAGTCCTTTGAGGCGACCAAGTCCCCTCCGTCCATGTATGAGCAGGCCTCTATGAGTTCGGGAGGGCTGTCAACGGGTAGTCGAAGCGCGGCCGCCTGGGCGGCGACAAGCCTGACTTCAGCCTGCATCTCCCACTGTTCGGCAAGCGAAGGGGGAGACGAACGGAAGAAATATCCGGCAAGACGCCTGAACAATGCCGATTCAGGCGGCCACGACGGGACGTCTACAGGGCGGCCGCCTTCGTAAAATCCACGACGCCCGCGCCGAACTGGCACTTGAGACGCAGTTCGCCAAGCTGTTCTGGTCCTACCAGCGATGCCAGGCGTTCCGCATTCTCCTGGGTGGATCCGGCGAGGACAAAACCCTGGACAACAAATTTCGAGACGGCATCGATGAGCTCTTCGGACGCCTTTCTGCGCTTTTCGTCCGCATCGGAGAAGCACACCCCTGCGGAAAGCAGTTCCTCGGGAGTGGATGCCTTGTCGATGACCTGCGCGGCAATGGAGTATCCACGCAGGGCGATGGTCTCGGCGACTTCCTTGCGTGCGCATTCGGAAAGCAGCTCCCTCATCTCCTGGTGTCCACGGATGGTGGCGAACTGGGCATTGATGATGTTGGCGGGATTTTCAGGATCGATGAATTTGACTTTCAGACCTAGTGCTGGCATGGTGTTGTCCTATGTTTTAAAAGCCCCGCCTTTTCCAGACGGGGCTGATTTGATGTTAGTAAACGGTGTCGCATCCACTGATCTGAGCGGAAGTCTTGTTCGCGTTGCTGTCGTATTCGCACGATACCAAGCCCTGGAACTGTCGTACGAGAGTCGCGGTTGCCCCTCTGGTGGCAACAAGCTCGAGCTTCACGACACCAGACAAGGACGGCCATGTCTGGCCGGACCAGGATGCGGGAGCGCCGGTGTCCTTGTTTCGTGCATCGCCACGGAATTCGCAGGAAGCGGATGGGGTAAGCGCCGAACGGTAGTTGTGGATGCGACCGTCAGCAGTGGTGAATGCGGAATCCTGCCCCGTCAGCTGGAGCTGTCCGGAACCGTAGATGAAGTCCTCTGGACCTGCAACGACGGTGTTGCCGATGGAAATCTGGTTGAATGGTAGAACGCAAGCCATATCTATACCTCCTATTGTTGAACGGCGGGAGCCTGGTAGGTGCCTTTCCAGGTGATGTCGCAGGTCTGGACGGCGTCGCCACCGACGCTGATGTCGACCAGTGCGTCATAGCTCTTGATGTCCGCGTAGATGCCTGCGCCGGTAATATCCACATCTCCAGGACCGACTTCCGACACGATGCTGAGCAGTTCGGCGAGAGTATGCTGCATGTTCGTTGCGGTGGCAGCGGTCATGACGACCTGGCATGAACCATTGAGCGCATAGCCCGCGCGCATAGATGGAATCGTGCCGCCTCCGCGGTCATCGTGGCCGCCTCCTGCGCGGAGAGAGCCGGGAACGGGAGACACGACGACAGTGGTCTGCCCCTTGGTGAAAGTAATTGTATTGGCCATTTGATGCTCCTTTGGTTAGTAGTCCTTGACTATTACGGAAATGCCGATTGCGCAGGACGCGCCAGCATCCTTGACGGGGATTGCCTCCTCGCTCTCGACCTCGAAGATGTCCGTGACGGGACATCCGTCCAGTTCTTCCTGTGAGATGAGCCTGTCCAGCGCGCCCTCGATTCTCCAGGCGGCGTCTATTGCCCCGGGAATGCCAGGGAGGACGCGCGTATCGCCAGACACGACCAGAATGGTAAAGCGGCTTGTCCGCCTGGGATGGTTGCCGAACGAAGAATCATGGAAGCATACGATGGCGGACGGTCCACCGCCGTTCTGGACAAGGACGGTTGACACGCGCTGCGCCACCTCGTCCATGTTCGTCCCGTCGTAAACCTGGACTGGAATGCCAAGCTCCTCGATGAGACGCCTCATCTGCTCCATGATCGCGGAAAGAGGCCTGCAGTACATGGTAGCAGGGTCCTGCTGTTGAACGATCATACGATTTTACCTCCGTTCCGTGACATGTAGATTCCGAAGCCTGCATCAACTGCCGAAGCCAGGTCTGCACCGACGGGAAACCACGGGTCTGGCTTCTGGACGACCCTCTTCCTCAGGATGAAAAGAAGGATTGGGTCTTCCTGCTTCGGCGCCTTCGTCTTGTATGGCGTGCCGTCCTTCTTCATCCGTGGAGGCTTCGTGGACTTCTTGGATTCCTTCTGTCCGAAGAGAAGGTCCGTGCCCTTGGGATGGAAGAGACGGTATCCGTTGTATTCCGCCTCGTCGGTGTCCCAGCGTCTTTCCCGGGCGATGCCGACAGGAATCGTCAGCGCCTTTCGGTTCAGGCTTCCCGCACCCTGTCCAGGCGCGGAGATGATTCCGCCAGTCTGCTTGAATCCCGCTGCGAAATGCGTCGCGCCGACCAGCATCGACCCGTCTGGAGTCATCTGATGGGAGACGGATTTCGCGACATCGGCCCAGAAATGACGCCCGCCCTTCGAACGAGCGGAGTTGACGGCCGCCATCTCCACGGACATTCCGCAGCATTCCAGAAGCTTCCTCACGTGCGCCGCCGTGCCGATGTATGAGAGCATCGCCATGGCATCGCCTTCCTGGTGGATGACAAAGGACATCTAGAACCACTCCATGCCAGGTGAATCCGGTGCGATCCTTGCCTCGGGGGAGGAGACGACAAGACCGGCCTTCCCGTCTTCCGCGCCAGGAGCACCTGGAAGGGGAACCGTTCCAGATGCGATGTCCCGAAGCAGTTCCATCGCCTCGTCGTATGGCTTCTGGAACGTCGCGGGAATCTCGGAGGAGAAGTTTCCCCTGTCAGCGGCGATCTGCCAGATTGCCATGTTCTGGCAGATGGATGAGACGATGGGGCTGTCCGGGACGGGAGACGCATAGCGCGCGGACAGGATTGCGTCCACGCGGGACGAAGCCATCTGCGCGTATGCGGTAAGCACCCTCTCCCGCGCATCACCTGTTTCAGGGATGTAGCGTGAGAGGATGCCGGCTGTCAGCCTGTCCTCCAGCTGTGCGACGGTTACGTGCATCACTCGCTCTAGCTGGCGTTGCCGAAGTAGATGAGGTGGGGCAGGACGAAGGCGGACTCGGCACGGCCCTTGACGCCGTAGAGGACCTTGTCCTCGACGAAGACCACGGAGTCGGTCTCGTGGTCCAGGCGGGCGATGGAGCTGGGACGCTTGCGTTCGAAGTAATAGATGGGCTTGATGACGCCATCGGCGGCCACCAGGAACCACTTGTTGCCGTCAAGGCCAGCCAGTTCCACATCCTTGACAAGGCCGCGGGTGGGGTTGGGGATGCTGGTCTCGCCGTTGGTGCCTTCGTGCAGGATATTTTCGTTCTCCAGCAGTTCCTTTGCCTTGAAATGCAGGGCGGGACCATGGACGAGCACGGAAGGACGGACCTTAAGGGGTGCGCCTTCGTGGCCCTTGTAGGCGGTCATGGCGTTGTATGCTGCCTTGAGGCTGTCGCTGGACAACGCGCTGGTGGTGTAGTTTGCGATGGTGTTCTTGCCATACTTTCGGGTGGTGCCGAAGAATGCGGCACCGTCGAGCCAGTTGTGGGAAGAGGCGTTGTTCAGAATTTCCTCGATGAGGTCGTTCGGAAGATTGGCGGCGGACTGGCCCATCTGCTCGAGAAGGCCGGAGGTCATGCCGTAGGTGTCGTCCTCGATGGTGTCGCAGGGGACCTCGTAAGTCTGTTCGAACTTGCGGGGCTTGACAGTCAGTTTCTGGGCGGAGAGCTTGTTGATCTGGCGGGGGCCGACCCACTCGCGCAGCTTGGTGATCTGCTCGATGACGGGCATCTCCACAATGCCGGTGGTCATGGGGATGAGGCCGGCGAACTGCATCCAGGTATTGTCTTCGTATTTCTTGAAGGCATCACGGAACTTGGTGTTGACGGCGGTGAAAAGGACCGCCATGTTCTTCGCATTGATTTCCATAGGTTGTTTCCTCCTTGTTAGATCTTGACAAGAACGGCGCCGTTGTCCAGGCCGATGACTACGCCGGCGACCGCATTGGCGGCGGTGCCGGTGGATGCGGTCATGTTGACGGTCTGGTCGTCGCCCACATAGCATTTCGCGCCGATGTTGGCCTCGGTGACTGCGACGCCGGAGCCGGACCCGTTGTTCAGGCCGAAGATGCCATTGAAGCGGACATCAAGCTTGCCGCCGGAAGTCGCGCCTTCCTGGGCGATGCCGATGACATTTCCGCCGCTGACGGTCGCGGCGACGGCCTTGCCGCTGGTATTCATCGCCACCATGCCACCGGCATAAATGGTGCCGCCGGCAGTGACGTTGACGGTCTTGCCCAGATATTCCTTGGTGATGCGGGCTGCAGAGAGATTTGCCATAGTTCTATTCCTCCTTCTTGCACTTGTTGCACTTCTTCAACTCATCGGGATTCACACCCATGTTCAACAGAATCTTCCGGGCTTCGTCGAACAGTTCCTCGCCCTTCCCGTCGCTGCATTTCTTGGGTTCGCAGGGAGGGGTGTCGCCAAGGGGCACGACGACGGGTGCGGACGACACGAAGTCGTTGAATGCCTTCAGGTCCTTACCCGCATAGCCCTTGGCCCATTCCCGCTGGGCTTCAACGAGCTTGCCGTCGGAGAAAGCCTTCTCCACGGCCTTGTCGGCCTCGATCTCGTCAAGACGCTTCTGCAGCTCGGCCTTCTCGGACGCTGGGACCATTCCGGCCATCTTGCCGGTGATGTCATCAAAGGTCTTCGCGCCGTTCTTTTCCAGGAATTCCTTCTTCTCGTCTTCGGAATTCTTGAATGCTTCAATCTTGGACGCGATGGCGGTAGCGACTTCGCTGTCGGCATCCTTGCCATCGTCGAACGCGGTGGGAATCCCGAGGGACTCCGCCAACTTCTTCAGATGTTCGTTCATCTTTTCTACCTCTTGGTTGTCGTCCGCTATCAACGGAGCGTAGTTATGCAGGGCGGGATGATTGGTCAGAGCCACGGAATGCAGCTTTACGGGGTGCCCGTCCGCCCCGAAATTGATGACAGGGGAATGATACCGGTATTCCCTGGACGAAAGCCTCTTCTCTCCCTCTTCCGTCCAGGACACCGTCGCGACGATGCCGGCATCCGTCAGTTCAAGGGCAGAAATCCATCCTGCGGCAGGTGCCTGTACGCCATCCATCACGCTCTGGTGGTCGTAGTCCACCACAAGGTCCTTCCCCCTGTCCTTGAAATCGCTCAGGATCTTCCCGGCGTCTTCTCTGGTGAATGTGAAAGATGCCTTCTTACCCCCCTTGGTATAGTCGTTTTTCCCGAGCTTCAGCAGGAGGAAGGACGACGGAGTCACGCCTTCTTCGGAATCGCCGAAGGGGACAAGCCCCATGAATGCAAGATGTATGAGTTCGTTGTTCTTCATACTTATGTATGCAGGTTAACCAGATGATAATGCTACTTCGCGACTCCTTCTTCCTTCAATAAATGGCGCTTCTTCCAGAAATCTGCAGGCATCAGGCCGTTCACGTATCCAGCAAGCATGGAATGCCCCAGCGCCTCCACAAGCACACGGTCGTCCATCGCATCCATCACCCCAGGGAGAGACTCCAGGAAGCCAGGAGCGCGCTCAGCGAACGCCGCCAGCAGCTGGTCGTCTGGAAGGCTTGGATCCAAATCACCGAAGGCCTTTTTCACCGCATCGTCAACGGGTCCACGCCACGCCTCGAGCGCTTCGCCGTCAACAATGGACATCAGCGCCCTGTCGCAGATTCCGGAAATCGTCCTGTCCATGGCAGTGGCCTTCTTCGGAACTCTGACTGGATTGTCGGAGAACTGCCCTTCCTGACCTGGGACATCACCAGAAGCAGGCTTGTCATCGAGTCGGATTCCGTATGTCTCCTCGGCGTATTTCCTCTCGAGGACGCACCCGCTGGCGGCCGCGACCTTTGCATCGCGTTCGGCGCGGATGTTCATATCCTCAGGCTTCTCGCAGTCGATGGAAAAGACGAAATCGTGACCATCTCCGATGCCATAGCGGAATTTGAGAAGCCAGTTGACCAGCTTCTGCATCTCCGTCAAAACCATCGAGCAGTCTGCCTCCAGAATGTCCTGGCGGACCTTGTCCTGTGCGCCGTTGTTGGACAGCCCTCCAGCCTTGTCGCTTGTCGCGAGCTGTCCGAGGATTACGAGCGTTGCGGTCTCGTCGCAGTATCTCTGGAATGCCTCGAACGCATCGTTGTTGCTTCCAGACACGCCATTGATCATCTGCATGTCGGTCTCTGTAGTTCCGACGCCGCCGCCTCCAGACCGAACGGCAAGTATGCTTCGGTATAGTTCCTGGCGCTTCTTGGCATCGTTGAAATCACCAGACGGCAGTTTCCCGAGGATGAAAGGCACGCCGAACCGCTCCAGGAACTGGTTCCACAGCGTGAAGTTCACGTTCTTGAAGAGATACAGCCAAAGTAGAGTCCTGAGAAGGCCGTTCTTGGCGGGCATGCCAGTCATTCCGTCTGCCGTGCAATACAGGATCTGCGCGGGATGGTATGACACTAGAGACCTTCGTTCCCCAGAATCGGTTTCAAGGGCTGGATTGCCCGCTTCGTCGAAAATCCATCGGTCGGAAGCAATCGGCATGAATTTCCTGATTCCGGAACCTCCAGCAAGCCAGTCCACCGCAACGCCGGAATAGCCGAATGCGACAGAACGCACAAGTGCGCCGATTGCCTTTCTTGCGTCAGCATCACGCAGTGTCTTGACGATCTCATCGGCGATTGACGGCTCCTTCTCGCTCTTGACAGACCACTTGCACCCAAGTACGGCAAGACGTCGCGTGGAAAGATGCGCCGCGAAACGCGGCTCCTTGTCAAGCATGACCTCGAAGAGCCTTGCCTGTTCCTGTGGTTCACCAGCATCGGCGTCGTTCATGATGCGCACAAGGCGGTCAGGCGTGATGCGGGCACGCGAGCAGATGTCATCCACGACGGGAATGCTTGTTGACATCAGGCCGTAGTCCCTTTCCAGAGGCCCTGCGGCCCTTTCGGGTTTCCCGAAAGCGTAGCGCATCCGAATCCCCGATGCAAAATCCTTTAGTTTTTCGAACATTTAGTTTACCTCATTGAATGATGGTGACTCTTTCCCATGGCGCGAGGTTAACCGTCAGAAGCCGTATCTGTCTTCGTCTTCGTCAAAACGGCTGTCGTAGGCATCGGCAGAAGGTTCTCTTCCGAATCCGATGACCTCGTATGATGTCGGCCTGTCGACATACATGACCATATAGCGCATGGCGTCCATTGCGTGGTCGTGCTCCTTCCTCGGCACCTCCTTGTCATCCCGCCCGTCCCTGTGCTCTTCCCATCGGTATTCGTAGAACTCGTTAATCAGGTTGACGCACCTGGAAGACACCATCAGGCGAGGCCTTCCGTCAAGTGCCTTTGCCAGGCGCATCTGGACCGCCTGGATTCCGGGTATGACGCGCTTGTCCGCCGCTCTGGTGTGAAGCCCAGCGGATTCCAGGACGGCGCGGGCCTCGGCATCCTCCGGATCCGCTACGGTGTCGGATATTCCATCCTCGGCGGAAAGGATTCTCGGGGCCAGTTCGTCGGCACGCCTTCCACGCTCATACAACTCCCGGTATATCCATATCCTGCCGTCTCCGTCAACCGCTCCCCACAGGCAGCAGAAGGGATTGGTGAAGCCGAAGTCTATCGAGCGGATGCGCGTCCATCCGTCGGATCCATCGGGAAGCATGTCGAAGCAATGGACATCCGCGTCGAATCCGTCATAGACCGCACCTTCGTTGTTGCACCACTCTCCGAGAAGCATTCTCCTGCGCATGATTCCTGGAAGCGCCTCAAGGGTCGCAAGGGTGTCCTTGGGGATGTACGGATTGTCGTATGGGGTGAAATGAAGCCTCGCCCATGTCTCGGCGTCTGCCAGCTGCTTCGCCTTACGCATGTCGGATGACGGCTCGATGTGCTGCACGCCCACCTGATGAAGCCAGTGCCTAGGCCCCTTCGGGTTGCAGTCCATGACGAGCTTACGAACCGCTCCCGGGATGTTCTGGGACAGTCTGGTAAGGACCTTCGTGACGGTGTCCCAGGTCGTCTGTGTCGCCTCGTTGATGAAGATGTGGAGGTATTCGTCGCCGAGGATCTTGTCAACCCGCTCCGCATCGTCAAGACCTCCTACGCGGATGACGGATCCATTCGGAAACCTTGCCTCAAGAGGTCCTTCCAGATACCTCACGCCGTTGCATCCTGGCGGGAGTATCTTCTTCAGGGTCAGGTTCCAGATGGTCGTCCTGGCATGGTCAAGGCGGTATCTGGCCACAAGGATGCGCGCCCCCGGGAATTTCGCCGCCTGGTAGACAAGCCAGGCGATTGTCCCGTCGGTCTTTCCTGAACGCGCTCCGCCGTCGAAAAGGTATCGGCGGAACATCGGATTCTCCAGAAGAGCCCACGCCTCCTTCTGGCGCTGAGTAAGTTCGTATGTTTTTGGTTTTGCCATAAGACCTTGAAAAAACAATTTGTCCTATTATGTTATAATTGCCGCACTTGGACCACATGCCCCATCATGTGATGGTCCATTTGAACGGGGCCGCGTAGTTTGGGGAAAATCGCGGTCTTACTCGGATGAAGGCCAATAACCAAGTCCATTGAGGACGATGAATTTCAGGTCATCGTCCTCTCTTTTTTTCAAGGAATTTATCTGCATTCTTGTGTGAATTGTATATGAATCCTCGCACATAACCAGAAAGCGTTTCGACGTAGACGACAATAGACTTCATTTCCTCAATTTTATGAAGATACTGGCGTTGAGGTGGATTGTGATTTGTAAGATCTATTATTCCTGAATTATGCTCACGAACAGCAAGGATTGCCCTTCCAAGACTCTTCAAACGGTCTTCATCTTTCCCTGAACGTCCAACGCCATCACGATATTTCTCTAAAATACCATTGTGAAAAATAATATTGTGTCCATATTTGTCAGTAACGATAACAGGCTCTGATAATATAGATTCGGCTTCTTTTAACGTTACTTTTCCGGTTATTCCAGTAGTCTTTGCAACGACGACCCTTTTACCGCGCGCAAAGCGTCCATGGTCATCCCTTGGTTGCCCATCATAAAAAGACATGCCATATTCAACAAGCGGCATTGGGTCTAGAAACACAAGATATCCTTCTTCCATATCCATCTTCTCCTACGCCTTTATCACCAGGACCTGCTGTGTCTGCGCCTGCTCCTCCCTCTGGACCGTCAGCCCCAGAAGCTCCAGCGCCTTCTTCGGATCGTGGAGCCTAAGCCTCCATCCAATCCTGACACCGTCCTTGTCATATACCGCATCGCACGACTCCACGGCGGGAGCCAGCCTCGGATCCCGCACCTTCGAGATGTCAACGTCACCGCATTCGTCAAGGAAGTCGGAATACCTGGCAGAAACGATGGCTCCGAGCCTTTGCTGTGCGTCCACTGCCGTCATCCTGATGCGGGAAAGCGCTTCTCTGTCAAGAAATTCCACCCGCTTTACGATACTATTATTTGCCATTATCTGCTGAGCCATGACGCTGGCCACGTGGTCATCCTTCGGGTGATATCCTGCAGCCTTGTATGCCCCTGCCGCGTTTCGTCTGAAGTCCCCAGTATAGTGCTGGCAGAAGGCCTCCCATCGCGTATTCTTCAACGCTGTCTTACCGTCGTATGACTGTTCCTCATGGTCACTCCTCCTCATCATACACCCCCTTGGTATCTCTCCTTGTCCTCTTCGCGTTCAGTGTCTTCCTCTTTTGCCCGTCATTCGTCCGGAATATCCCATTGCTCTCCAACTCTTCCCTTGCGCTGTCGTCCAGACACACAGGCGAAAGGTATCCAAGCATCTCCGGGTGGCGCTCCACGACCTTCCTCAGCCTCTTACGGACGGCTATGTGGGAAAGTCCTGAAAGACATCCGATTTCGTCCAATGTCATGCCAAGAGCCCTTCGGATCATCATGAGACACGTGACGCCGTCACCCTCGCACGCCGTCTCTATGTGCCTTACAATCTCCCTGGACATCCTTGCCGCCACGGAATAGACGCTTTCCGCCTCCTCTCCGTTTCCGTCCATGGTCTCGTCCGGGACTGTCGCCTTCGCGAATTCGAATCTTGGATTGTCCTGCATCAGATTATCTTTTCCATCTGCTCAATGACCATCTTGGCGGTAATCGTCCGCGTGCACTCGAACTGCCTGTCTGTTCCCTTGTGCCTTGGACACCACATGAAGTCGTCATGGTCGAATTTCTCCCTCATGTCGTCCCAGCATCCGCAGCAGGAATTGTAGTTGATGACTCGATACGGCGTATGGAACTCGGCATTCGGCAGCGAGAATCCGCTTATCAGGACCACGGGGACCCTGCAGCACCATGCAAGCCATGACAGACCGCTTCCGAGCCCGACGAAGAGCTTCGCGTCCTTGATGAGATCGATGCGCTCCTGAAGCGGTCTGTCGCCGGTGAAGTCCTCGCACCCCCATGGGATTCTGTTGCATACGACTCCATTCCCGTATTCCGCATTCCTGTCGATGCACAGCACCCTCAGCCCCCTGCCTTTCAGATACGCTATCACCTCCCGCCATCCAGACGGGTTGTTCCAGTATTTGCACTGCGCGGTTGACTGAGTCGCGATGACGGCATAGGGCTCCTTGATTGTCCTTTTCGCCGACAGATCCACGCGCGGAGGGTCCTCGACAGGCGTTTCAAGACCGAGAATCACCCCCGCCGCCCGGTGCAGTCCGGAGAAACGGAAGTCTATCGGCTGGTTGTCAGTGTCATCTCCGCCGAAGAACAGTCCGAGATTGTATGTCGCGTATGGTCGCAGATTCTCCGCTTCCTCCACAGTGACGAAAGTCATGTATCGATACTGCCTTCGGAAGAGTTCCGCCATCTTTGGCTCCATTGCCACGACGATGTCGCACTGATGTATGGCGCAGAACCTTTCGACCTGCGAGAACCAGGCGATGGCGTCCCCGAGAGTCCCTCCAGGAATCTGCACCAGGACCTGCCTGCCAAACAAGTCCATGTCTTCCGAGAATTCCATCCTCCCCCCTCTCCATATCTCGAACCGGAACGGGACGTAGTAGTGCTTTCTGGACACGACCATCGTCCCTGGCTCCACGTCTGACGAGAATACGGCAAGTCCCGACGACCTGTCGATGATTACGACCCTGCACTTCTCCTCGTCTTTCGGGACTGATATCCGCAGCCCGAAATTGTAGTCGTATCGGATTCCCCCGACAGCCTTCATCACCGGTTCCGCCGGCGGCCTTGCGTATCTCGATTCCATGTCCCCTATTCCTACGATTCGTCAGTGATCATGATGTATATTCCCGGCATGTCACCGTGCCATCTTTCGACGTGCTCCACGGCGAGGATGTTGTCGTCCTTCCAGTATCCGAGAGCAGTCATGATGTCCTCGACCCCCTTCAGGATGTTCACGCCGTCTGGCCGTGTCGTCTTCCTTATCGGCAGGCCGTTGTTCATCTTTTCTGTCTTCATAGTATGTGGCCAGGTTATCCCGAGATGGATTCCAAGTGTCCCATCCAGCGGCTTTTCCGGGACGAACCTTTCCAGGATGGCTGTGAACTGCGCCTTTGCCAGCCTTGCGTTAGGAGTCAGATGGAAGTTCCTGTCCCTTTGCTGGAATGTGGATTTCGGAGGGACTCCGTCCCAGAAGAACGAAAGGATCTCACGGCTCATTGACGTGCATCCTCCATCATGTCAATCATCCGCAGCAGTACGGCGATGCAGTCGTAGACTTCGTATCTCGCCTGGTCCAATTCCCCGCCCTTCATTGCCTCTATGACCTCGGCATACTCCGCAAGCAGGACGTCCAACGGCGTGCACATTCCAAGCGCGTGGTTGGTATCCCTGACTTCCTTGTAGTCCTTGGCAGACACTTGACTTGCCTTCGGATTGAACAGCATGTCCGCAAATTCGGGGTGCTTTTTGCGAGCGTGGTCGTAGTGTTCCTTGATCTTGTCGTATTGATACAGCATTTCCTTCTCCTAATTGTCCATCTCGATTTTCATTTCATGCTGCAGGTCATTGATGTTTCGCCTCATCCCCGCCATGGCCTCCAGCCTTGCCTGGAATGACCCGCATTCGCACCCGTCCCTGACCATGCACCTGTCGCCTTCCTTCATAGGCATGACATACCCGAAAGAATGACGGCATTTGCAGTATGTCATGTCTGTTGCCTCGCACGAGAAGGTGATGTATCTCCCTTCCTGCTCAGGACCGTAGCCGCACTGGATGGCGCAGAAGTTCTTCTTAGCATTTGCCATCTTCAGCCTCCCCTTCCGCCTTTGCGACAACCGATTCAATCGTTTCCTTCAGAGGTCTGTCTGCAATCATGTCCCACAGGCCAGTCAGTTGCGATAGCTTCGCCAGCCGTTTCAGCAAAGCAAGAAGCTCCGGAGCTGCGGCGATGAGGCGTGCATTGGCTTCCTGCTCCTCTTTCTGGAAGAGGGATCATCCCGCGTCGGCGACTGTCCTTCCGTCCCGCGTGAGCACCTGATGGCACACGCCCAGCATCCACGGCGCGGGCGTGTGATGCCAATTCTTCATGCTGTCATTTTCCATTTTTCTTTTCTTCTCCATTTTGGTTCAAGGGGTATGGGGTCTAGTCTACCGTTCCCGTGTCGTCAATGTGGTGGGGGGTGCCTTAATCCCCCCCCCACTTGATACACGTGAAACGGGAGACGTCAGTCTACCACATATACCTCTATCTTTAGATAGAGGGGTCTTGCATGCTTTTTAACACGCAACACCTTAAAGGTCTTGCATGCTTGATTGTCTGCACGCAACACCTTTAAGGTCTTGCTCGTGCTTTTTAAAAAGCACGCCATTTTTACGGTTTTTCCTCATTTTTCACGCCTCTTTTCCATGCTCCCTTGGCGCCTTCCTGTTGTTTGAATCCGGCTTTTTTCAGACGTCTCAAAGCACTGCTTTCAACGATTCCGAGATAGTCCGCGACACGCTTCGTGGTGACCACTTCCCCGTCATCCAGGGCGTCGAAAGCCATTACCGTCTCGTTGACGGTGTTCTGCCTTGCCTCATCCGCTGCGGCTTTGCCAGCCTCGATGCGCTCGGCCTTCGTCATTGGGCGGATTTCGCCCTTGGCCTTGCAGTCCTGCAGAAGCGGCTCCACGTGGCATCCGCTGTCGTGGATGGGATACCGGAAGAACGCGAATCGGTCCTTGAATGCAGGGAATTCCCGCAGGATCCCGCTGATTCGCCATCCCGTCATCGTCTCCGTTTCGTGGATTGACTCGGTGTTTACGCGGTCTGCCTCGTATCCGACCTTCCTTCTTGCCAGCTCCAGGATGTCAGCAAGCTTCTCCTGGATGTCCGGCTCCATGCCGTCGCGCCAGTCGGGACACCGTTCGTCAAGGAGTGTCTGGACGGCCATGACGGAGTAGTCGTTCTGGATCTGCTCTCTCCGTTTCTCGTCGATGTCCAGTTCCACGATGTCAATCAGGGCATCTGGATCACGGGCGAAGACCCCGGAGCCTGACGCACGGTCCATCGCCGCCTTCTGCCCCTGTTCGCCTTTTGAATGGTGGTGGCAGTAGATGAAGGCGCACCCCAATTCGTTGCAGACCTTGTCGAACTGGTTGCAGAAATGGGCCATCTGGTCGGCTGCGTTCTCGTCTCCCGTGATGACCTTGTATATCGGGTCCAGGATGACTGCGTTGACGCCAGTCTTCAATGCCCTGCGGATGAGCTTTGGAACGAGCTTGTCCATGGGGATGGCCTGCCCTCGCAGATTCCATATCTCAAGGCTTCCCTGCTTCGGCCGTTCCACGCCCTTCCTGGCATAGATGTCCTTGATTCGGTGCATGCAGCTTGCCCTGTCAAGCTCCAGGTTGACATACAGAACCTTCCCCTGCCGGCACTTCCATCCAAGCCATTCCCCGCCTTCGGCGATGGCCTCGGCGAGCTCCAGCAGAAGGAAAGACTTTCCGGCCTTGGACGGCCCAGACACAAGCATCTTGTGCCCTTTCCGCAGGACTCCGTCGATGATGCAGTCGGCAAGCGGAGGCGTGTTGTCCCATGCCTCCGCCATGTCCTCGAAGTCGGGCAGTTCGTCGTTCTGTGATGCAAGCCAGTCCTGCCATTCCTTCCAGGTATCCTTTCCGATGTTGACCGCAACAAGGCGCTGGCGCACGCCGTTCCTGGTGACGCCTGGCATACGAGAGAGGCGCGACGGATTGCGGTTCTTCCGGTCTATCTGGAGGCCGTTCTTTCGGCAGATGTCATAGAGCTGGTCAACCCGCTTCTGGTATTCGCGGTAGTCCGATGCATCGATCCTGACGATGGCGTGCAGGCTCTTCTTGCCGCTGTGGACCACGGCCACGACAGGAAGTTCAAGCTTCCTGACGATGGTCCACTGCTCGTCAATCGGGATTTCGTCGGACTCCACAAGGGCATATCTGTAGTCCGTAACGTTGGAGTCCTGGACCCCGTTTCCGTCCAGCGGATTGAATCGGATCCACGCGCCGCATTCCTCCTCCCAGTCCCCGACTACGCTTCCGAGGTCTCCCTTGCATCTGGACAATGCCGCAAGCAGGTCTCCCGCCGTATCCGAATACACTCCCTTTCCGTCCGGAACCCATCTCCTGGCTCCAGAGGCATCGGGCTCGGTCTTGAACGCCCCCGTGACATATCCGACATGGTCCTCGTTGGAGAACAGAGCCTTGATGTACTGTGACAGTTCTTCGACCCCTGACGCGCCCGTGTCGGCAGGCAAATGCTCGATCTCCAGCCACTCCCGGCGGATGATCTTCTGTTCGTCTTCCTTGCCTGCAGTTTGCTGGGCGCCCGCCTGGCGTCTTGGATCGCAGACGGGACGGTCCATCGGTATCTCGTCGGCCCAGTCATCGCC